CAATATCAGATATATTAATAGATTCATTAACTGATTTCACATTATTTATATCTACATAAATAGGATTTTTAATTATTTTAATTCCATTTATATTATATTTTGATTTGAAATAACTTCTTAATTTATGTTCATTTTCAAATGTTATATTAGAAGATGTATCATTCCAATCTATTCTAACAGATGATTTATCTGTTAATTTTGAATGTTTAAAATTTATATTATCATAGTCAAAGTTTTCATTAACTTTAAATATTATTCTATTATAAGGATTATCAATATTAAAGAAGACTGGTTTAATATTATTTTTATCTTGTATATTCCAAAATATACCACCATGATAACTTGAAATATCATTACTATTATCAGATAATATTTTTTCACCAAAATTTTGTTGAATTAAACTTGATGCATATGCAATTGTTTCATTTCTAAATGTTTGTGGAGAGTGGAGGTCACCAAGCATAACTATATCTGAATCTTTAAATTCATTAATATTTTTATGTTTAGTACTTACAGATATATAATCATTTAATTTAGCACCAAGAATAGGATCATGAAAAAGACTTATATATATTTTACTTTCATCTTTTTGTATAGGTGTTAAAATCCAAGGATTATTATCCTTTTTTCCGTGAGCATGTACAGCCCAAATTATTTCAGAATCAATTGGTTCTTCATAAAATCCGGTAGTTTCATAATAAATAATATTAGGATGGTTTAATAGTGTTACAATTGGTTTAATACTATCTAATTTTTGAAAATTCTTAGCATTAAAGTCATGATTACCCCTAATTATTCTTAATGGTGTCAAGTCTGCTAATTTTTTTAAAAATTCAGAAGCAAATATAACTGATTCATTAGTTATATTAAGTTTATCATTCATAATATCACCAGTTATAACATGTAAATCTGGTGATTCTTTTTTAATTATATCATATAATTTTTCAAAAACATATGAATATTCTTCATATCTAACTATATTTGATGGGATATGAATATCAGATGTATGTAATATTTTAATCATTAATTTTATTTTAGTGTTGCTCATCAGCTACTTAAATTTATTCTTATTGTTATTGATGGTCCAGCTATTCACCATTAATAATTTTAAATGCACCCGAATTCTTAAA